TCTACGCCGGCATTCAGGCCGGTTCCAATGTTCGCGCCAAGCTCACCCCAGTTCACTGCTTTCAGAAATGCATCAATACCGTACACAATCGAATTCAAGCCGTTACTGACTGCCGTGAATATGGCTGTCCATATCTCCGGATTATTCAGTGCTGTTTCAAGCGCTGTCCCGATACCCTCACCGAATGTTGCCATGGTGTGATAAATCAGCGGCCAGTCAATCGTATTGAGCATTCCGAGGATCGCATCTTTGATAGCCTGTCCGAGACTTGCCCAATGGAAGTTAGAGGCGAACGCATCCAGGAATTCAAATATCGTATTGATACCTTCTCCGATTGTCTTTCCAATCGTCGTAAACAGTCCCGGCACTTCCAGAAAGCCGTTGAACAGTGTAGCTATGCTCTTTCCCAGTTTCGCCGCTACCTGTTTGATGTAATCCCACGGGATCTTATCCAGGGCATCTTTTAACCCTTGTCCAAGCATCCGGCCAAGCTCTGTGAAATCTGCATTCTTCCACATGTCTTTGAGCTTCTTTGCAAGGTCCGCGAATTTACTGTCAATCGGCAGTTCTTCAAAACCACCACCGCCACCGTTCCCGGCTGTCTGTCCCTGATCCAGATTTGACGAATTATCATGAAGGATTTCCACGTCATCAAAACCGGCCAGTGTTTTCTGTGCTTCCTTTGCGGCCTTCGATTCATCCTTCATCGCGTCTGCCGCGTTTGAAGTGTTATCGGCCATAGCCGCCTGAGAAGTGATCGCTCTTTTATAGGTCGTTTTCCCCGACAGCGCCGCCACAAGCTGACCTATTTTCGATATTGCTGTTGCCAGTGTATTGATGAGGTTTGTCAGTATGGGCAATACCGTCTCTGCAATCGGAGCGAATGCCGCTGCAAAACTCATTTTCAGGTTTGTGAGAGCTGCTTTGAAGTTATTCACGGTCTGACCGAACGCTGCATCCTGTTCTGCCAGTGCGCCGAATCCCTCTTTGATTGCATTTCTCAATTTATTAAAAAGTACGAACATGGAACGAATACCCAGTCCGTACTTCAACATAGTTTTAAATCCGCCGGAAAGAGAAACGTTTGTACTCTTTGATTTCTTTCCGACATTGGCAATCGCGTTACCCAGCTTCTTCAGACCGTTCGTGATGGCACTTTTCGCCATTCCCGCCAGGTGTACGGCTGCCTGTCTCGCGGCACTCGCTATCCTCTGAATGCCGCTTACAATCGCATTGCCGGCAAGCCTTCCAAGGGAAGAAACTGCTTTCCATGCACCCACAGCAACGCCGCCAAGCGCACGATCTACAAGCTGAATCGGATGAGTAATACCCGTGCTGAGTGCGCTTCCTACGGTACGCGCTCCGCTTGTAATCGTGCTGAAAAGACTGGTAAAGGCATTACGGATAAGACCGCTCATGGTAGTCATGTTTTGCCAACGTTCCTGTACCGCCTGCCATTCTGCCGACGGTGCTGTGTCGCTTCCTACGCCTTCTCTGACAAGCTGCCTGTATTCCAGGAGCCGGTCAATCGTTCTTTCCAGTGCGGCCTGATCTCTTTCATACTCTGTAGACGCATACCCTTCAAACGTTGCCGGAGTCGCGTCCATTTCGGCTTTATACTGTTCAGCCTGTGCTTTCGCCTGTTCCAGTTTTGCCGTGATCTTATCAATCTCTTTCTGAGCTGATCTGTACGGAGTGGAGTTTTCAAACTTATCCCAGAGCTTCTGCATTTCTGCTTCTGCTTCTTTTACCGCATCCGCAATCGTCCCTTTTCCCACACCTGAATTCATGAAGGCCTGTGCTGCCGCGCCGCTGTCACCGCGCTTCATAGCAGCTTCGTATTCCTTCTGATACATCTTCAGGACATCTATCCGGTCTTCCAGTGCCGTATATTCTTCGGAGCTGCCAAAATCATTTGTCAGCTGTTCAAAGGCGGCTTCTGCATTTTCCAGGGACTTTGCCAGTTCATCCACCTGTGTAGCTGCTTTCTGGTACTGGTCCGCAGCTTTCGCGTATTCCGGTGTCATGAATTCCGTACTGCCGAACTTTTCCAGTTCAGCCTTCATTTCTTCCAGCTTACTCAGGGTTTCCCCGCTTTCAGACCGGAACCGTGCCAGTGCATCCGCATCACCTTCCAGCGCTCTCTGTCCAAGCTCTCCAAGACTCTGAATTTCATCATTGACCTGCTTAATTGCTCGTGAGAATGAATTGACAGCCTGTTTGGGCTGCCCAAAATCAAACTTGAACGCATTCTGGATCTTACTTCCAGTCTCGTTCACCTGATCTGTCAGGGACTTGACGGCGTGCTTCAGCTCATCCGATCCTCTGGAAAAACCGCTATTATCCAGTTTTGTATCAATCGTTATAGAGCCGTCGCTCTTTCCAGCCATGCTTTCTCACCTCCCATTAGCCATTTAACAGGGCATTCAGCCGGTCTCTTTCTTCCTTCTCTTCTTTGGATAGTTTGTGCTGCAGGACGCATAGTTCTCTGTTTGAACGCCAGAATTCCTGCTCCCATTTTTCCAACTTTTTGCCCTTTGACTTTTTCTGTCGCAGAGATAGCACCTGTGAAAACACGCCTTCATGGATCTCCATAAAATACCCAACGAACGTCCACCAGTGAACGTATTTGCTGGACCGTGTTTCATATCCTGCCACACTGTTGATGGCCGGAAACAGGATCCGTTCATCCTGTTCCCAGTCCATCAGACGCGGATGCTTCCCGTCTTTGGGTTCGTCACCGCAGTCAATAAAGCGGATGGCCTGCATATAGGCCTCTTCGTATTCCTCATTCCGCATATCCTCAAAATCCTCATAGAGAATGTACAGACATGCAAACATCTTTTCTTTGTCCTCTAAATCCGGATCATTGAAAGCTGTTATGATTGTGAGGATGTCCCGGAAATCACTCCGTATTGCATACTCTTTTCCGCTTACTTCAAGGCTTGTCGGAAGTACACCGATCATTTTTTGCCCTTACCGTACTTTCCTACATACTGTTTCAGGCGGCTGTTGATCTTCGTAGTCTCCTGTTCAAACTGCTCTGAAATAAAGGCTCCAACCTTATTCAGCGCACTCTCACAGTAGAAGAGTCCGCCCACCGGGGAAAACGGGTGCATTTTCCCGAAAAATGCTTCGGACATGTTTCCGCCGAATATATAATCACAGGCCTCATAAAGCCGCTTTTCTGCTTCTTTCAGGGCTTTGGCGGCCGCCTCGTCATTTGCATCTGCCGTACCGTCCGCGTTGATATCGATCTCTTCCAGGGGAGCCACGATCTCGTCAAATTTGGACATTGTTTCGTTGTAGCGCTCGATGATACCCACATCCGTAGGATGGAAATAGAACACACCGATTTCATCCCCGTTCATGTTTTCAATCGGGATCCGCTGACTGCCGTCATCAATGACAATCTTTAATGCTGCCTGTTTCTTTTCTTCTGCCATGTTTGCCTCCATTCATAAGAAAAGGGAGCCTGGTCTATACCAAACTCCCTGTTATCTGTTTCTGCCGTCCGCTATCAGGTGGTAGCGGTAAACTTCTTCGTACTCATGTTGAAAGTACCCTTCTTCCGGTTGCCGGCATTGTAAACCGTAAACGGAACCTGGACACCGGAAGTATCGCCGCCGACCGTATTAGGCACGACGTAGCAGTCCTCACAATACGCCCACTCGACGGTCCCGTCTGCCTTCAGCAGCACGTCAACCTTCGTGGTCATGCAGGCATCACCGGTCAGGCGCTCATTTGCAATCTTGCAAAGGCGCGTAAACATCGGATCACCTTCATACGCATAGAAAGGATCAACCTCACTCTGAACTTCATAGCCATTGTGCTGAACATTCTGTTCACCAAGAATGTTCTGGCTTACCTCGACATCCGGATTCAGCTCCTCGTTGTACTCTTCCAGATCTTTACCCAGACGGATATAGTTCACGGGAGTACCATTGAAGGAGGCATCAATAAAATGTGCAAGGTATTTTCTTTCAATTTTTCCTGCCATGATTACACTCTCCTGTATGTGATTTTTAACTGTATCTGATACTTTGCTGCGCTGCTCCCGACCTGTACCGGATATCCGGTCAGTGTAGGTACGATGGATTTGACGTATCCGCCGGACCATTCCGGGAAATTCCTTGCTGTATTCTGCTCTAAGATCCATTCAACAACGGCCTGATGAAATCCCAGGTTCGCAAGGTTCTGCTGAATGTCAGCGCCGTAATGCTCTTTGGATGCAAAAATGAAATTCTGTGTTTGGATATCGTCCAGGACTTCCTCACCCAGAATGTTTTCGTGATACCGCAGAGTAGAAGGAACCGCATAAATCGCGTATTCTGTCGGATTCTCCGCCACATAATCCACACGGAACCGATTCCCTTTCTGTATCACGGGACAGGTACGGAACCAGTCTCTCAATGCCTCTGTGTTATTTATGTCCGGCATTCCGATTACCTCCCTACTGCTCTTCGTGCCTCTTCTATGATGTCCTGAAGGTGGTCTGCCTTCATGCGCTCAAACCAATAGGATCCGGCAAGTGGGTTCGGTTCCTGACTGTATTCCAGCGGTCTTCCCGTCGGATGCTTCTCTCTCCCGGGTGGCGAAAACCATCTTGTAGGCTCTCCGCTGTCATCCTCAAAAACCGGAATATTCGGACCATAGACCTCACCATAATACATATAGTGGGCATACGGTCCGGGATACACCACTTCACCGCTGCCTATGGCTGTAACTGAGTAAGGGCTTCTCGCAAGCGTTCCGGTATCCCATGGAACATACTGCATATCGTAGCGGATGACCGCCGCGTCTATGGCCTTCTGGACCATTCCGCCGGATTCCAGATTAAACCGCGCAAGCAGCTTTTCTGTATCCAGATCCATGAATTCCTTTCTCGCTTTGAATTCGATCATGCCCCCACCACCTTCCAGTGCTTCGCGTGCGGCCGCCTGCTGCTGTCCGTCACGCCCAGGATCGTTACCAGTTCCCCATACTTTTCCTGCAGCTGTGCAGGCTGCATAGGTTCCGTTTCCTCTCCATGCACTATGACATCACCTTGTTTCAGGGTAAAAACGGTATTAGGATCACCTCCCGCATATGCCGCAGGCGGGACATATGCCTTATCAGAGAAATCCGCGTCAACAGGGATACGGATTATGAATTTATTGGCTGCTTTCAATCCTGAAGAATCTACATTCGATGCAATTTCACAGAACCACGAAACGCCCCGGATGATTGTAGGGACGTACAGGTCATACCCCTTGTCATCATCCAGGCGTGTGTTAAAAACAGTTATCGTCTCATTACATTCTTTCATCCGTACACCCCCCGGTAAAGTAACGGTGTACCGTAGTCATCCTTTTCGCCGTATAACAGGCTTCTCACGGTTTTATACAGACTCGCCTCTGCAGCCGCCGCCTGGTCAGATGCACTTCCGTAGCTTTCCGAATATCCGTCAGTATTGAAGGACGCGACAACCGGATTATCCGTTTGCGCGTCCACACCGAATTTTCCGTCCAGCTTAATAATCTGCATCATGCACAGCTTGACTGCTTCCGGCACTGCTGCCATGTTCTGAACACGGCAGTCTGTCCAGTAGTCAATCCGCTTTCTTGCCCTATGCTCAAACAGAATGAAATCCGTTTCCGGGAGATCCCC